CTAAAGAGAAGCAGATTGAGGTTCTTGAGAATCAAGCTCACTTTGAAGCTGTGGCAAAGATGATTGAACAAAACAATTTAATTCTTTTAGAACAGATGAAAGCTCTACAGCTAATTCAGAAATAACAAACTTATGATTAATTAATTCTACATATGCTTCTATATATAATGTCTCTTTATCTATACTACCAGCCTCTGTTTTTACAGGGGCTTTTGTTATGCGTTGATTCATATTTTGAATTTGAATGGTTTCTTTCACATGTATGAATAGATCTTCTAGTAAACCTGGTGTAGACTCTAATTCTTGCTTTTCAATTTCCTCTGTTACAGCACTTATAAATTCCCAAAGTACTTTTGCACCTAGTAGTTCTGCTAAACGTTTTTCACGCATTTCAAAAGTTTTCATATTCATATTTAACCACTTCCCTTATCTAATATTTTTTTAAAAATAAGTAATAAATTATTTCTTTTTAGGAAAACAATATAGAAATTAAATTGTCACCCAAAAATTACACGTATCGTGACACTATTCTTCAAAAAAAAGAGTCCAATCAAAATTTAGTACTTTAGCTATATTCTTTGCGACAGGAACACTTGGATTTCTTTCACCACTTTCAATCATTGCATACATACTTCTAGACATTCTTGCCTTATATGCAATATAATCTTGTGTTTTCTCTTTATTTTTACGTTTTTCTAATAACCAAAACCTCATTATTTCCCCTTTCATTGTCACAAAGTGTGTAACTAATAATTATATTACATAATAATAAGTATAAAATCAATGTTTTTTACACATTTCGTGTACTTTATTAAATGTTACATATTGTGACGTTATAATTGATATAGAAAACACCTAAAAGGAGGTAGCATATGTTTGGCACTAGACTACACACTCTTCGAAAAGAACGCAAACTGCGTCAAGAAGACATGGCAAATCAACTAGGGATTGCTCGAACTACATATGCAATGTATGAACAAGGAAATCGAGAACCTGATTATAATACATTGATAAAATTAGCGACTTTCTTTGAAGTATCAATTGATTACCTCCTCGGTACAACTGAAATGAGACAAGTTACAGACATACAAGATCCTGAGCTTTATCAATGGTTTGAAGATATAAAAAATGCGACTCCTCAAAAGCGAGAGGAATTAAAGAAGTTTTGGAAATTTATAATACAGAAAGACGATTAATATATCAAAAAGACCGCCATCTTAACAAGGTGGCGGTCGCTGGTTCGAACCCAAACGAGATTATACCGATCCCTCCTTGATATTTAAGAGGGGTTCTTATGTATAACAATGGAACAGCTCTTTTAGAGAAGAAAATTCCATTTGATTTAAGCTTCTTTTCGATATTTAGCTAATACTTCTTCTAAACGTTTATGTTCACCTTAGGCACATTCTTTTCTAAAGCTATTTCCATGGTTTGAGAACAAGTTGTGAATTCAAATCTTCAATCCCCGCATTAATCCCTTCAGCCACAAATGGTTTACTAACTCCAAAGTTTGCTCGTTGAATACTATTGGATTTTCTTCTACTACTTTTCTATCACTTGAGCAGCTTGCTACTCCTTTTTCCTTCATTTCAAAAGCCTTTAAGCTAATTTTGCTCGCTTTAGGTTAGAGCTATCTTGTTAGTTTATTAGGCATAGATCCTTTTTTTCTTATCCTATATTTCTGACCTTTTAATCTATCCATTTCCACGAATCAAATATTATGAATTCATTTATAAATCACTCTTACAAATAAAAAAATAAGAAGATCCATGCGAATAAACGCTCTAGAATCTTCCTACTCCTCCATACACACCCTTAAAAATAGTTGGCTTATTGCTTTAATCCCCTTTTTCATTAAACTCACATAGTTGTTATCTCCAATGATGACATGATCTAGTAGAGGGATACCAATAATATTTCCACATTCTTTTAACCTTTTAGTCACTTCAACATCTTCGTGAGATTCCACACTGTGGCCTGAAGGGTGGTTGTGAAAACATATTATTGAAGATGCATTGTTTAATATTGCCGTGCGGAAAGTTTCCCTTGGATGGACTAACGATGAATCAACAGTTCCTTCGAACACAATGCTACACCCAATAATTTCATTCTTTGTATTTAAGTTAAATACACCAAAAATTTCATTCGGTCTTGATTCTATATCGAATATAATCTGCGCAAAACGTACAGCATCCGCAGGACAAGTGATTTTCTTTTTCTCAATATCATAAATACGATTACTGTCTTTTACCAGCTTTACATATTGAATCATAATTTTCTTACCCATGTTTTTCTCCTTTCGAAATAAAAAAGACGAGACTGCACCTCTCATCTTTTTTCACCTTCTTTTGTATTTTAAAATCTAAAATTCTTATTTCCCCACTACAATTCTTAATAATTTAAGATAATCTATCACATCCTTGTTAGTTGATTACTTGTCCTATTCCTACAACGCAAAAAAACCTTCCAGGAATACATTCGTATTACAAATTAGCGTATATGCGTTATACACTTCCTTGTAATGAAACGTAAACCCGAAAGGTTTGTGGTTATTTAGGAATGATTAAAAAGGAAAAATTTTCTAAAATTTATTATATAATAAGTTCATTTCCATTTCAATTAAAATAAACTAAAAATTCATACTTTTATAAAGGATATTTGATTTCCATAATAAAAGACACCCATATTCAATCGAGTGTCTTTACAAAATTATTTAACTCGTTTTTGTAGAATTCTCTCTAATTCTCGCACAGTCTCTGAAAATTCATCAATTCTTATCGTGCACATTTCAATAGTTTTTTCTGTATCGATAACTTCCCACACAGGATGATCAGCTTCTATTTCTTGTCTCGGGTATAACAATATACACCTTTGAACTTCCTTATAAGCAGTTACATACGCATACATTTGATAAATGTCACTCTGAACATAACTACTTCTGCCATTATTTGTTGCACTTTTCCACTTTGTATCCATGATTATCATATTATCAATCACAAAATCTGGTTTTAATAAAATGTTCGGGCGTCCACTTTTCTTATTACGTAATAGCCTCTTCTCTGCATGTTGACTGATTATTTTATTATTACCAATAGCCTCTTGTAGTGCTACTTCAATATATTTTTCAAACAACATATTCATTTGAAATAAGAAAGAGAACGATGATGCTCCTCGCCCTTTACTATAAATCGTTGCCCGCTCAACAATTAGCTTAGCAAATAAAGCAGCTTGACGAAAACGTTCATTCTGTCGGTTAAATGTAATGCTTTTTATTTCCTTCTCTGTAAAATGTACTATATCCACAGGTTCTAAGTAGCCTAAACAGCGCTCAAGAGAAAGTTTTAAAGTATGTATTTTTGTATGCTTTTTTACAATGAGCAATGCACATTTAAATAGCTGGTTTAAAGGGTTATTTTCCGTATATTCATCAAATGCACAATATGCTTTTGTTTTTTGAAATACATTCTTATAAATGTGTTTACTAAGCTCGAGTTTGCCACGCAGTGTATTTAAATTTTCTTCATGACGTTCGTATGTTTTAAAAGTCCCTTTTCTGAGTTCACTCAGCAAACGAGTAAGAAATGTAGTAAGAAATGCCGTAAGCAGTTCTCCTCTATCTTCACCATTTAGTACTTCCTCATAAAATGAAACCGGCAAAAAGCCTGTAATTGAAAGCATTCCAAGCAATGCCTTTCGATCGTCATTAGTTGTGAGTTTTATTTTGGGAATAATTTCGTACCTTACATCAGAACATTGGATCACACCAACATAATTAATAAAGCAAAGTCGTTTATACTTTTGATCAATCACCTGTTCATTTGGATATTTTTCTTCAATATACCGTATAAGCTCATCAAATTGTTCTGCTGTAACGTCATTTTCTGTAATCCAGTCATACGCCTCACGCACTATAATTGTCTTATTCATAAATCGCTATTAGCTCTTGCGCTGTTAATTTTCGTTTTACTCGGTACAGTGCAGGAATATAAATAGATGGCTTTTGTTTAAACAGTTCATTTACATTAACTTCTTCTTTATAAACAATATATTGATCTTCCTTTGAACTCCCTATTCCACCCAAAACAAGACCGATCTTTTCCCAATCATCATAAAAATACTCTTGTAAAAGTGGAATGATTTTCGTTTGAAAAATAGCTATAACTTCATTATCTGTTTTCGCGTTTATAAAATACGCATGCCCAATCATATGATCGCGATCATACAGTACTTCAATCCGCTTATTAATAACAGAAAGCATTTCAGCAAGGTCAATTTCATCACCAATCGATTCAAGAAGATCCGTATTTGGCATGATTTCTTCAAAAACAAAGCGGCGACGTAACGCTGTATCAAGCAAAGCTATGGAGCGGTCAGCCGTATTCATTGTCCCAATTACATATAGATTGGGAGGTAACGTAAACTTCTCTTTTGAATACGGTAGTTCAACAATCAATTCATTACTTTCTGTTAAACGCTTATCCTCTTCCAGTAACGTTAACAGTTCACCAAAAATCTTAGAAATATTACCTCGGTTCATTTCATCAATAATTACAACATGTTTTTTCGTATTCGAATAATCAAAGGAACCGTTTTCCAGCAATGCCTTTTGAATAATTGCCTTTTTCTCTTCTCCTTCAACTTCAATTTTTTCTTCGCCTTCTACTGTATCTTCCATTTTTTCTAATATCCAATTTAGTACAGACCAATATCTCGTCTGATTACACCCACCAATCGCCTCACGAACAAGCATAGTATTATTCTTCCAATCAATATCATGCTCCTGAACATAGCGATACAAGCTTAGTAAACGATTCTTTGAAACTATTGAACTAGTCTTTACATCTTCACTCGTTACAACAATATTGTTTTGCTCTGAAATGTACGAAATGAAACTTGTCGTTCCTGTTTTTGATTCAAATTGAATATTATTCTTCAATCCGTTTTCAACCAGGTAATCATAAAGTTGCTCGAAACGAACTTCATTCGAAAAGTCCTGACTTGTACTTTGAATCCCTTCATACATAGCTTCAAGCGCTGCTTTTTTCAAAATACCATCCGTTGGAACAAAATTCCCTTTTCCATCAGATTTCAATCCTTCTATAAAATCTTCATATCCATAGGACTGATGGAATGTCACGAGATGAATGTTCCCTTCTTTAGTTAAACGTGAAAATTCTTGTTGCAATGCCTCTCGTCCATTTGCTTTCAGTTCCTCATATGTTCTTTTATCAATTAATTCAAGAGCACGTTCAACAATTTGATATGTTTTCCCCGTTCCAGGTGGACCAAAAAATACATAGTTTCTTGGATCTATATCTAATATTTCACTAGATTCTTGGGGCGTATTGCTAATTTCCTTTCCCTGCATAAATACTAAGTTAATTACATTCTTATTTTTCACTTCATTTAATGTACTACGATATCCTCCGTAACCTATGAACTCTCTCTCTTCAGTATTAATCCACTCAACAGGAAGTAGATGTCCGTACTCTTCAGAGAATTCATAACCATCCATAGTATCTTTGATAATTTTTCCAACAGCACTAACTCGTAACACTGATCTTGTCTTCCCATCAACTTTACGAGTAAATGATGTTTTTAAAGCAACAAGGTCTCCCTCTTTCATTTTTAAAAATTGCTTTAATGCTTTTTGTCCTGCTGATGTTTCTTCTTTCTCATCTATGATATCTTCAATATTTTCTTCTTCTAAAAGAGATGATAAATCCTCATGTAAAAAGCCTATCGCTATGCAATTGTTTTTCAATAAAAAATCTTGAATGGAACGATCTTTTCCATATGTATGTCCAGCTAGCCAATAGCTTGAATTCTTATCAAGCGCTTTATCTCGTTCTGAAAATGTCTCCCAAATAAATCGTGAAATTTTTTCATTAGACCACTCTAAAAAAACATTTTCTTTCTTAATAGCATGCAGCACTGTATGATTCAACTCAATTGCATTCTGAGGAGCAAGCAATTCATCTTTTATATGTAATTCCTTCCCAAGCTCAATCAATATTGGTGGTGAATAAATATTAAAAAATTTCTCTGGAACATAAATATTTAAAATTTTTAGCAGCACCATATTATAAATTGGTAAATTCAATTTAAGAATTTCAGAAATGCGGCCTTCCTTTGCAAGTCGTATTGCCTCACTAATCCCTTCTTTTAGGACTCTAAATTCTTCTTGTAACTCTTCATCTTTTAATACCACTTTTTGTTTACCATATCTTTTACAGTACTCACCAGTTTTAGCAAGATAAATACCGAATTTAGCAGAATTGGCTCCGCCAATGCCGCCTAAAATATTTTTTCGCTCAAGCCAGTAATTGAAACAATCTTTTGTTTTAGTATTTGCATATTCTTCTATGGTGAGATTTCTTAAGGATTCTAATGGAAAACGTTTTACGAATTCTTGGCGCCCTGATTCTTTTTCAGCAAGCAATGAAATATCGGGTTCAAATTGAGTAGCTTTTTGGGTCACGGTTTGAAGCTTCATTCTGGAAATTACCCCCATTTAATTTTATAGATTAATTATAGAATATGAGGAGAAAAGAAGGAAGTATTTGGTGCAGGTTAATAGATTTCGTGGATTAGGTTTGAAAATTGAAAAGTAGTTACCTCCATAACTTAGCTAGAAGAGTGCCACCTTGACAGGGTGGAGGTCGTGAGTTCGAGCCTCTCCGGGGTCATATCCTTTTGTATCAACTGTTGATAATTTCATATTTTGACCAAAACTAACGGTGAGTACCGCTCAAGTTTTGATTGAAACTCCTCCTTTAACTCTAAATGAGAATGAAGGAGGTTTTTTTATGTCTTTAACATATTTCACCGAAAAAGAAATCGTAAAAAAACGACAACCCCACAAACGAAAAACTAGCAAAATTTCAAAAGAAGATTCTGTTGAACGTGTATTCGAAAGATTTGTTGATAGCAAAGTGAAACAGAATTTACGCCCCAAATCATTGAATCAATTCCTTCTTATGTTTAATAGTATTAAAGCATTTCATGAAACACAAAATGCTCAAACGTTTTATATGACTGATATTACAACAAATTTCATTTCTGACTGGGTTTATTGGCTGAAAAATGAATATGTACGCTTTGATGGTCATGCTTACGTGCCTGAAAGTGCTCAAACTGTTGGATTAGCGGATGAAACAATTTCCAGTAGAATCAAGCGTTTGAAAACATTTATCAATTGGTGTTTACGTCAAGAAATTATCAGCAAAAATCCATTCAATAAATTCGAGGGATTCCTTAAAGATAATACACAAATTGATATTCTCTCAGTCGATGAATTAAACAACTTATTGAAAGTGGCGAAATCGTATTCTAATAAGAGTTTCAAACATTTTCGTGATTACGTATTGTTACATCTCCTCGTTGATGGCATGTTTCGTATAACCGAAGCATTGTTGTTATCGCCATCAGATATTGACCATACAAATCGAGCAGTAATTATCCAATCCGATAACGCTAAATCACGCAAATCTCGTACTGTACCGTTATCCAAAAAAACATATCGTTTGCTTATGCAATTGCTCGAAGAAAATGAAGCATTTGAAGATGATGTTGATGATTTAATTTTTCTATCATTGAGCGGACGTATGCTAAGCAAAAATAATGTCCTACGTGATTTCCGTAAATACGCTATTGAAGCCAAAATTAAAAAACGCTTTTATTTACATTTAATACGTCATTCAGCAGCTACTCATTATTTATCATCTTCTGGTGACGTTGAATCATTGCGGAAAATCCTTGGACATGCAGACTTACGAACAGTGCTCATATATAGCCATTTAGCAGATACTACTGTTCAAGAAAAACATGCTACTCATGGATTCTTTGGAAGTGAAAATGTAATCCATCGTAAGCGAAATAATAGAAGGAAATAAAAATAAAACCGTCTACTCCCCCACCGACCAAAGTTTGGGATTAAACGGTTCACGACAAATCCGAGAAGGACTTGCTTCTTTAATTGTAGCAAAGTTTTTTCTCCATGAAAAGGAGAATACTACATGTGTATTAAAAACGAAATCAACCACATTCAGAAACGTTTGCTTGAACGACTGAACGTTAAAAACCGATCCACCTTGTTTACTATTATCGAGGCAATTTCACAACAAGCGTACGCAAAGGGCTCATTCGTAGTGTCACAAAAGAACTCTACACTTGCAATTAAATGTGATGTGACCGCTTCTACTATTTCACGCAATCTCAAGAAAATCAAAGACAAATGTGCTGATTTAATTCAGATTGAACAAAATCGTAATGTATCAGAACAATTTGCTTCTCTAGTATTTACACTGATTCCACAAGCCAATTGCAAAGAAAATTTGCGATTAAATGATGAATGTCAAACGGATATGTCAAACGGTGAACAAACGGAAGAATGCAATGATGATGCGGAATTTCATGATATTGCTGAATCTCCTACTAGTAATTTTTTAAATCATTCCGTAGTTTATTCTTCTAATCATAATAAAGTTATAGATACTAGTATTGTTAACAAAGAGGACGTTATACAAAACGATATAATACATGAGGAATATATACATGCACGTAAAAACGGAATCAGTAGGAAGATGTTTTCTAAGGTCATTGATGAAATCAAAAATAAAAATAATATCCGTAATCTCAAATCATATATCCGTGGCACAATCAATAACATAATCAATCACATTGCATTCCGTGACGGTACAAAAACATATGACAATCCAATGAATCAATTTTTTTATGAATGGCTGCAAGAGTGAGATACGTTCATTTTCGACCATATCTAGCGAAATTTAAGGATATTTTATTGAATATTAATATTCAACGAACAGTCGTTTGAATGACGGTATTTCCTGTATGTGGTAAAAATGACGTATACCATATAAGAGGTGATATGTATGCCATCCGATGAAGAATATGAAAATATGACAATTGCTGATGGATTGAAAGAATACAGTAAACTCATGAAAATGTTTAAAAAGCGTAAAGCGACACGCACACGCAATTTCGTAGGCGATATTGGGGAATCTATTGCAATCGAACATTACAATGATTCGCCACACCTACCAAATTTGCGTATGGTCGAAATAGGGATGAAACACATAGATGCCATTAGTGATACAAATGAACGTTATTCAATCAAAGCGACACGTACCAAAATGACAGGAGTGTTCAATGGTCTCAATGACCTTGACTCCGATATGCCACAAGAAAAATTGTTCGAATATGTAATTGTGGTGTTATTTGATGAAGATGTTTCGCTACAGGCGATATATGAGGTTGATTGGGAAGCGTTTTTGTCATTGAAGAAGTGGAATAGTTCAAAACGTACATGGTATTTAACCGTCAGTAACGCATTAAAGCGCAAGTCCAAAATAATATATGAACAATAACATACATAAACAAAAAAAATGACCACACACCAAATAAATGATGTGTGGTCGTAACAACATTGACTATACAGACATACCGAATGATTTTTATGAATTACATTGTTTGGGAAGGCAAACAAATGAAACTTATAATACTATTATATTGAATGGATCGGGTTTGTAAGGAAGCCACATAAAAAAAGATAAAACTTTTTTCATGTGTTTGCTTTACAATTGAAATCAATCCACTACAATAGCATTGTGAAACAAAATAGCACCTTGAGAATCTAATAAAATGATGATTTTACTCTTTTTCAATTTTTGTTGCTTTACGTTTAACAGGTTTAGGCTCATCAATGGATTGTTCTGTTACAGATGCCTGTTGAACTTGTGGAGCGAAATATACTGAACGTTTTGATAAATGGTCTGTACTGCGTCCACCTGCCCAAACTTCAACAATATACACTTTCGAACCGTTCATTGCTTGTGCGGTATCAAGTTTTGGTTGGATAACATTTACGTCACTGATTGTAACACTGTAAGCATCTGGATGAACTAAACCAAATGCGATCTCTTTTAAATTATTATCATAGATTCCATTAACAAGGTACACAGGCAACCCAAATAAGATTGCACCTGCTCCTTCTGGGACATTATCGAACGATAAATGTTCATTTCCAAAATCATCTAATACACTAAAGAAGGCACTGCTGTTAATCAACCAAAATGCTCTATTTGTTTTACCTGTCAATTTAATTGCTTGATAAACATCATGAACATCTTTATATTTTAATGGTTCATTTATTTTAGAACTTCCTGGGCTGTTTGCTGACGAGAACAGTTTTGCTATGCCTGTATTTATCGTATCGTCTGTTGCCATTCCTGGATTGTCATCATATCCTTTAACAAGCAATTGTTGTGTAATACCTGGCATAATAAGATTTAATGCCATTTCTAAAGCAATGTTGATGTTTTCTTCATCGGTATTGTCTTTAAATTGTTCTGACAATACGATTTTTTCGGCAAAACGTATCAGTGGAAGTTTTTTCCCCTCGAATTTAATTGTTCGCTCTTTTGCGTTGTTTCCTTCTAAAACGGGGGTAGATGGTGATTTATAATGTGGGTCACCATTTTCTTGCTTGTATGAACTAACGGGAATGATTTTAGTTTTTCCATTATACGGGATGGATTTTAAAGCGTTAAGAAAATTTCCTTGAATGCTGATTTCATTACTGATGATAACATCTTTGATTGGAAGTGTTTGAAGGATTGCTCCTGTAGTTGTTGTATTTTGCATTATTTATTGCTCCTTATAATTTATTTAAAAAGAAAAAAGGACTCCCATTTGGAAGTCCCATTGCATAAAAAAATGAAGATACCGATTAAGCCTGTTTTAGGAACTTAATTGCATCTTCATTTAAAATTTTTCCGTCACAATACATATCCAACATCAGTAGGTGAGAACCACGTAATGCCTGTGTAGTATCATCGGAAATTCGTTTTAATTGTGCGCCTTGTTTAATCATCGTTGCATATGCTTCAGACATATTTACAAATACAACTGAAATTGCACCAGTTTTGAACGCTGGCATTTTTTCTTGGATTAAGATTTCTTGACCAAAGATTTTGTAAACTGGTTTGTCATTTACAATGTCTTTAACTACATGGTAGTTACCTTGAGCATCTTTCGACATTGCAATTTTATTAAACGCTTCACGACCCATGATAAATACTGCGCCTTTTAAATACTCAGAGTTAACGTTTAATGTTAAATTCAATAATTCATCTATTTCGATATTGTTTGCGTTTTTAGATGTGAATGTTTTAACTTTTGTAGATGTTAAAATACCCTCGAATTGTTTTTTGCTTGGGTCACCGTTAAGAACTGTCTCGTCGATTTTACGTGCAAGACGTCTTGTCAATACGTTTACTGCATAATCAATTACGTTAATTCCGCTATCATTCACAAGTTGTTGTGATAGTTCAATTGCTGTAGCTGCTCGACGTTGTTCAAGCGTGATTTTATCGAATGTGAAATCAGATGTTTCGGCATTTTCCATTTCACCGATAAATGTTGCATCACCAATATTTGTCTCACGTAATACTTCAAGAGTACCAGATACAGGCGTGAATCCTTTAGCACGTTGGAATAGTGGTGCTTGTTCAACCAATTTCTCCACGATTACATTTGATAATGATGTAGGAACTGTAATTGCTCCTGTAGTTGTTGTCATTGTACGAACTTCAGCACCGTGAATATCGCCTTTTAAGAACTGTTCTACTCCACGTAGTTCGGTTTCTTGATTTGGTTGTGTATTTGTCATAATGACATCCTCCTTTCTTTGTGATAGATTTCGTGATTCAACAGATTCGATCTGCTTTTTAATTTTTTGAACTTCATCTAAAATCGCTTCTTGACGTAACTGCTCAGAAGGAGTGAATGAACGTTGTTCAGTTTCCTTTGATTGCTCGATTTCATTTGCTTCCGAAAGTAATTCTTGCTTTCGCTCTTCTAATTGTTTAGAATTCATAGATTCAAATTTCATATTTGGGTAATTCCTTTCCGTTAAATTTGGGACTTCAACGTCCTCGATAATGTTTTGTGACCGTGCTTCAACGGTGCTTTGTGTATATGCTGGGTCAGATACAATCGAACATTCGTATAACGCTAATTCAGTAATGGAACGTTGGTTAACGCCTTTTTCTTTCGTCCACTCAGCATCGAGAACGACCATTCCAAAGGACATGTTGTTTAATGTCCCTCGCTTGATAAGAGCGTGAATGTGTTCTGATTGATTACTAGGAACAAGGTTTGCTTGCATTTCTAAACCTCTTGATGTTTCTGTAAGTTTCAAAGTTTCATCTTTTGTTCGTGCCAATAACATGTTTTTGTCATGCTCAAGCAAGAGTTTTACGTCATTGCCACGTTTTAACGCATTTTCAAATACGTTTGGCATTACACGTTCGATGAATGGATTACCGTGTTTGTCGTATAACGTTTGAGACCATTCGCCAGTTTGATTGACCAAACCACGCACAAAAAACCCGTCAGATGATTCGTTAACCTCTGACAGGCTGAAACTTCGTTGTTCAATTTTTTCATTCATTATTAATTTCATCTCCTGTGTTGTTTTCTGTGCCACCGTCTATGTTTGGAACTTTCCATTTTTTCGTTTTTGGATTATATAAAGCATGTTGTAATCCAAACATAAACACATCATCATCAATTTTTGGTAAATCCAATTTTGCACGAGCTTCATTGATTGTTAATAATCCCTTTTCGAGTCCTAAAGCAATTGATTCCGTGCGTTCCTTCTCGGTAGCACGTAATAACTCGCTTGTGTCGAAACGGAAATAATATCCTTCTTCTTTTTGTTTTTCCGTTAACAGGTCTTTGTTTAACACCTTTTCAATATCAATCAAAATAGGAGCAATCGTGTGTTTTAAAAAGTGCAAACTGTTTTGTCCTACAGTGTTGTATTTATTGGCCTTTGTGCTAATTAGTGATTCTGGAACACCAAATAAAGTACAAATTTTTGAATCTGTTCTGCTCATCGTTTCATTCAACTGAATTTCATTTGGATTCATTGAAAGTGCTTTGTAATCCATTCCTTCTTCAAGAATTACAGTTTTCGCTGAGTTTTTGACTCCGCCATATAAAGAAGCCCAAGCTCCACGTAAACGTTCAATTGCTGTTTGAGATAAACGAGCGGTTGTTTTTAAAATACCAAGTGGTAAAGCACCACGGTCATAAATTCCATTTGTGTATTCCATTTCAGCAAGTGCTTGTTTGAATAACTTATCGCCACGTACCAACAAACCTTCACCTTCAAAATCATTAAGCGGATTGTTTATTACACGTAACAATTCATCAGAATGAAATATTTTGCGTTCGTTTGTACCAACATATTGACCAGTGAAAGTTGTCAATTGATATTCTGCATGTGTGTGTTTGATACCATCGTGATATTTGTTTACAATTGCCACGTCTTTTGCTGATAAATAATTCAATTCTTTTAGTGATTTCATCGTTTCACCAAGAACTGGTTTTACGTCATAACGCTTGTATAAGAATGCTTGCCCATGTAATAAATAATCTTTAACCAAACCTTTCATGAACGTTTCATTTTCATCATTTAATAAACGAACACGCTTATCGGTTTGTTTTTTTTCAATTGATCCGTCCGCATTTTCTTTGTGTAAATTAATCGGTAGACCTGAAACAGTTTTTACGATTAAATTTAAACACGCTTCAGCGGTTGCAATTTGTGTTACCGTGTTTTCATTGACATCCATTCCACCAAACAATGAACTGTTTGATGCAATTTCAACACCACCGAAATCTAATTTTTCTTCGATACTACGTTTTTCTGTTTTATTCCAAAATGCCATAATCTCAATTCCTTTCGTATAAATAAAAAAGACGCAACACTGGGTTGCGCCTACGATTAATATTTAATTGCTTTATGATGCCAACAATAAGCACTTTGTTGACATCTAAAAAAATCAAAGAAGAATCCGAAAAACAGTAACAGAAATGGAAGTAACGTTACCGTAAATCTAGCGCAATTTCCGTTGCACTAATTATCACCGCCGAGGAATGTCGCATGGGATTACGATATGGGTGACGATGATAATTGCTACAACGGAAATCATTCAAATTCATTCCACCATTTTTTAATCCACGATAATTTATATGGTGATTGTTGTTTGGGATTGTGTTTCATTAAACGCCTGTTCACTCTTTTTAACACTTCTTTTTGTGTTAATTTATGTTGTTTGCCTTTGTTATCATGATAGCGAAACGATTTCGCTTCTTTCAGTTCCATTAATCCTAAAATCCTGTGGTATTCATCGTTGCCAATGATTGGGATTAAACTTGTATCAAGAAATGCCATGTATACTACTCCTTTATAAAAAAATATCCCGCCTGTTTTTCGATAAAGACGGGACGAAAAAATCTTAACTTCTAAAGAAAAATGCAATGAATTTAAAATAAAAGTCATGCTTAGTAACCCTCTTAATACATATATACATTGCTCGATAGAAAGTAAGGTAAAAATAACGATTTTTTTTATTATTCCTTCACAAATACATCCCAATATTCTTGAATATCACCAAGAGCTTTTGTGTTTTTTTTCAATTTACAATACACCGCTTTGACGTATAAATACGTTTCGTAACATACGCCCACTTGGGGTTCAACATTCAACAAATATTCCAATGGTGTAATGACTTTTGAATGGTTTATAACTTTACGGAATTTATCAATGTGCAATTCGTGGTAATCATATGTTTTTAGAAATTCTTCAGTGAAGTATTGTTCAAGTTGCTTCATGATAAATCCAACTCTTCATTATTGGTTGATTCTTGGAGTATACGTCTTGTCGATGCTGAAAGATTCAATTCTTTCATTAATTCGATAGATTTTTGTGTTGTGGTTGCCCATAATTTATACGCTGGATTTTCTTTTCTACCATGTAGGCCATCAACAAATGTTCCATGTTCATCTATTTCCAACTGGCATTCCTTAATAGTTCCTAATGCAAATGCTAGATTGGTTAAATGTGCTTCGTCGAATGTATTTGATGTACCAAGTTTCTGTAATTCTTCCACAATGATCTTGTAGTATTTTTTTGCATGTTTATTTAAGTGCTTTGGTGGATTTATTTTAATTGGTTCAAATGTATCATTGAAATCCATTGTTTCATCCATCAGTGCTGCCAATTTCAATGGTGTTCTTTCATTACGTGCGGTTGTTCTCGGGTCTTGCATTATAATCTGTCCTTTCTTACATTAATTTCAAGAAAAACAATTTCGGAAAATGTGAGTCGTCGTGTGAACGAGGGTACAACTGGTCCTCTGCTCTTCTTAATTTTTTTTCCTAAAACATAACGGGGGTATATAATTGTATTAGATTAATAATTGAATATAAATATTCAACTTTTAGAAATTGTTTAATACTTCAGATGCAAATTGATTTTCCATATCCGCATATATTTGGCGTATTAATGGTAAGTCCTTAACAATTGTTTCTTTCATTTTATTACCTTCACCTAAATGCTTCTCAACAATAGATGTCACTTCCGATAAACGATTCGCTTTATAAAATTGAACCGCAAGTTGGTTCGCTTTATCCATCAGTTCGTCATATTCGGTAATGTCTTCCTGTGTAATTGGTTTATCAAGTTCTTCAACAGGTGTTTGCACTTCATCATATGTTATTGGTGTAATTGTTGGTTGAACCGTTACAATGTCAGTTGGATTATAGTAATCATCAATCGACGGTGGAATTATCCATTCGCCATCAGAATATAGTCCGTTTTGATTAACCCAAATATCCCAAGGTGTATATGTGATTTTAGATGCAAAACCTGATTTTTTCTCTTCTTGCTCTTCGAAATCAATTAACTTTGCATCACGCAATAGTGCTTTATGTTGATTGTACTTCCCTTTTTTAATACGTAATTCATCAAATGCGGTTTTCACTGGTAATACACAATAGTATTCACCATTTAAAGTCATGAAAGTGCTGTCGCCTTTTTCTATGTGTGTTCTTTTAGATAAATTGATCTTGTCTTCGATGACACAATATAACAGTACCGCATTATGTTCGCCTCTTTTATCATTCATAATTCTGTCGTCTTGGTACATTGTTTTCCGTAATTGATAATGTTTACTTTGGTCAAAATGTGGGTCCTTTAAATATGTTGTCATAATTTCTTTTTCTCCTTTGGCATATTAATTGGCATGATAATACTTAACTGAAAATCTCGTTTAAATCAGATTTCAATTTTTCCGTTTCCTCAAAGAAAAACACGGTTAATTTTTTATTGGTATGAGGTTCACAGTACATAAAATCATGACCTCTCCGTATCAATAGTAACGCTACACGTTTGCTATGAATTTTTTTGATAACCATTTTTTAATCCTCCCAATTTATAAAAATATGAAGGCTCGTAGTGGCATTACGAACCCTTTTAAAATTTCGTTCCGATAATGAAAGCACATGCGACCAAAATTTGTTTCCAAAATGGAACATCTTCTGTTTCCATCGCTACATATCCGATTCCAAAAAATAAACATCCTAAAATGAATTTAATAATAATTGCTGTCATAATTTGTTTCCTCCCATTTATTGGTTTTGAATATTAATTTTCAATTTTGTTATCGTTTTTCGTATCGGCACGGATTAAGTCCGAAATGTAAACGCTGAATGAACGTCCCAAACTTTCCGCTTTTTCAAATGCCTTTTCTTTATCTTCAAGCAACAAATGTAATGTTGTTTTTGTTTTTTCTTTTTTAATAATTTTGTTTTCCATTTTTCATAACCTCCTAAAAGTCGTCCTAATATATATGTACGTAGTCGACGTGAAAGTAAGTGTTATTTCGACATCTTTTTTTATTTTTTTTGATGTCGTTTTTAACACACGACTATTGTATTGTTCATTTGAAATTTGTAAATGTGGCTCGGTCATTTTGTTGAAAATTTTTTTCTCTTCATTATATAGGCCTCAAAGAAAACAAAAAGAAGAAGAGCGACACACGGAGAAAACGCCAGTTTTCGAGGGAGTATATAAGTTTTGTTTTATAAGTATAGTTACTAAGTGTAGTTATATAAGTATAGTTAGTGCTCACTTGGTGACCTACTAGGTGTTCACCATATGACCTAGAGGGTGTTTACCAAGTGACCTACTAGGTGTTCATGTGGTGACCTACTATAAATTAGGGTGTTCACTACATGACCTACTAGATCAATGGCGTGATTTCTTCTTGTCAGTAGATTAGAGACAGATATATAATGAAATTAATATTTTACCAATATATGGTATTCAGGAGATGATACGAATGAAACGACAAAATGCCCATAGCGCTATTGGAGCACTGACGACACTATTCTATGTACACAAGGACTCTGAAATGGGGATAAAAACGTTAGAACGCTACATTGAATGGGGTCTATTGAATGATACGAGATTACTTGCTGAGATATTTGAACAAACACAGTGTTGCGATTTACTTAGCGTAATACGATTGTTTGATGATTTGGCTGCTCAACGGATTGAGGACATTCTACGTGGTGTTTGATATAAACAGACGAACCATTAAAGCGATGATTAATGTGTTAATGGCGTATTATTCGAAACACGATATACCAATGATACATGCGTATTTGAAATGGTATCTTGACCCAAACGAACAATACAATTTTATAGACGATTTAGAAATGACTGCTGATTTGTTAGTGAAATGTAATGCTTCACCTTTGATTGATTTGATTTCACAACATCATCATGGAGTTGCTGACTTTCTTGAAGAACTATGTAATGAGGAAGAATCATATAGTGAAATTGATTACGAACAACCATATCAAATTGCGTGGTCATTAGATGTTTAACGTCACAGTTTTGTGACGTTAATTCTATTTATATAAGGAGAGATACTATGAACGATGAATACATATTACAAAAATTTGATAAGCGGAAATGGGCATTTGATAATATTATGACCACTCCAGAAGCGATTGAATATTTAGGGATTTCAAGGGCTAGGATGTCAAACATGATTAAGAATGGGAAAATAACGCCATTGAAGAAACAAGGTTGTACGTCATTGTTCCTACGTGAAGATTTAGAAAATAAACTTGAGGAATTGATAATTTTGAGGGCTAAGTTCCAACCAAATAGATGATTGACCTGATAGGGATACTGTCCCCATCAGATAATTTAAAATGCTCGGTTAGCCTGCAGATAAAGGATACATACATTCCATGTACCCTTTTTTATCAAAATTTGTCGAGAGAAATGTTTGACCAATTGCCAAAAAGGAGAGATACATATGAAAAAGAAAAAACCATTAAAGAACATATACAAAAAAACTTTAGCGATTGAATTAATACGATTGGGTCACGACTTGAATCATACAATGCGTAATAGGAAAGATGATAGATTCCAAGTGTTTGTATTCGTGGAAACTCCTGAACTGATACGAGATATGATGGAAATAAATAAACGAAACGATGAAACATACGCTAAGTTATTTAAACAATGAAATCACGAATAGAGACGATCTTGTTATTTCTGTCAGTTGGGATAATGATGATGATGTTTATGTATCAAATATATAATAATTTATTCGCTAAAGATGCCGATACTATACGGATTGAACAGGAACGTGAGGAACGTCGACTACAACGACAGGAAATGATAAAGGAATATGAAAAGAAGGGTCTGTATAAATGAACAGACCTTTTTGTTATTTCAAGGGTGTAATCAGGTTACTACGTTAGGTGTGTCGCATTTCACGACAGACCTACTGACATAATAGGTACTCCTTAAAACAAGGAGTGCCTAACAGGTATACGGTAAAACACCGTATACCCAATTGAACACTTTAACAATAATACGGTACTCGGTAAATTACCGAGTACCTATTTTACAAATTCCACGTATTCGCTTAATGGTACATATGTGTTTATGACCCTATTTCTTCTTTTTCTATCGTTTGCAACATAAGGTTTTTTAAATTATCAACGCTTTCTAAATTGACAACACATTCTTTTATATCACCAAGATGTAATTCTAACGAATCACCTTCTACAGGATGTGAAGTTATAATTCGATACTCTCTTTGTGATTTAAAATAATCTTCCTTGTAAAAAAACGCTTTTGTAATATTGTTTTCATATTCTTCTTCTGTTAACGGATAACCTTTGTATCTATCGAAATAATTAACGAAACCACGTTTGGCACCTATATCAGCGGTTTCAAAAGCATCTTTTACTTTATTAAAAAATGTATTTTCATCTGAAATTAATACAGGCACTCTACCTTCAAAATCTTTTTTTAATTCTTCTATTAACTCAACTTTTATTTTTTGTTCGTTCTCATTGATATTCTCCATATCATCTAAAGTGATTGCTGTAAAACAAGTCAATTGCAATTGACGAACGTTTTCATATCTTGATGTGGAAAAACCTCGAGTAATATTCAATTTGTGTTTTTCCTCCCCATCACCAATACTTATGTAAATTTCATGTGTTTGCGGATTGAATGGAGAAAAGAATGAACCTTCATGCTTGTCGCCTATACCTTTATTTCCTCGTTTTTCTTCTTCATCTATAAAGTAACCTGCATTTTTAAAATACAACATACCATTTAAAAACTGTTGAACATGTTCTGGTCTGAAAAATTTGATTAACATTGTCGCTGCCTCTCTTCTTTTCCGATTTATTCCATTATATCACAAATTGTAGAATGTACGTTCTGATTTTGGACATACATTTTATTTCCATAAAATGTATTGAATATTAATATTCAAAAAGATGTCTCCACAAAATTGTGAACATCTTTTTTTCTTATATATATGAAGAAACTCGACTCAGAAAAATAATACATATTTGTTCACAATTTCGCCACATTTATTGCTTTCCAATTTAATCGGTCTCACTACAATAGCGGTGTAAAGAAAAACGAACACTAAACGATACATTATATGAAAGAAAAATATAAAAGAAAAAAATATATATGGCTGCCTTACAATTCGTACGAAATCAATACAATAGTCATGTAAACGACGTCACAATAAAAACTAAAACAATCCAAAAGGGGAAATTAAAAATGAAAAAATTAAACGATATGATTCAAACAATTAATGAAAAAGGAATTAAATTAGTACGTTATGGAGACAAATCTTCATTCGTTACAACTGATGAAAAAATTGAAATTAAAACCGTGTCAAAAGACAAGACATTCCGAATAAATCATATTATTGAAGTTTCAAATGATGAGTATGTTTTACATACAAAAATGAAAAAGAAACACAAAAAGAAATGGGACGTATTTGAAACAAAAACATTTAACACAACAGACAGTGTTTTAAATAAAATTTTCAACGATGTTATTAGCGGTCATTGTTGGTACAACGGTATGTATACATTTGACTTATTTGATGAAACGCTTGAAGATGCCTTAGAAAAATTCATGCAACTTTTAGAAGATAATGTCGGTTTAGATGAAATGTATGAAAATTTAAGTCCTGAATTTGACCTATTCCAAAACACAATTTCTGTTGATTACAGAAATTTTGACGACAGACACACGACGGAATATATCGAATTTGATAATGAAATTGTTATTAATGAAGAAACTGGAGAACGTTATGTAATTTGCTTCTTACCTGAAAATGAAATATTTGAATTGATTGATTTATCGTTGGGCATGTGGAATAAGTAAAAAATACATGACCGTTGACTCGATGGGTTGACGGTCAATAAAACAAAATTGATCTCAATAAAAATGTTGCCACCTGTCACATTATAACAGGTGGTTCCTTTTTCATATCATTCATCATCTATAGTAAGTAAAAAACCTTCTTCAACTTTTCTCATTTTAAAGTTTTTTAAAGTATCTGCGCTTTCCAAATTTAAAACAATATCACTGATGTCACCAAGATTTGCTGTCAATGAATCGCCTTCTACAGGATGTGAAGTTATAATGCGATATTCTTTTTGTGCCTTGAAGAAATTTCTTTTGTAAAAGAATGCTTGAATCATATTTTTTTCATATTCTTCTGTTTTGAATGGGGTTTCCGCATGTTCATCAAAATATTTAACAGAACCATGACAGGCATGAATATTTTTTTCTTTCAAAGCATTGTGTAATCTATCAAAAAACTCATCTTCATTTGTTATTAATATCGGTATTCTATTAGGAAACTCTTCTTTCAAATATTCTATTACTTCATTTTTTATTTTTTGTGTATTATCATCAATATGTTCCATCTCTTCTCCAAAAATACCTGTAAAACAAGTTAATTGAAATTGACGTACTTCTTCATATGTTTGAGTAAAATAACCTTTAGTAACATTTATTTTATGCATTTGCCCACCTGGGAGCCCAATACTAATTTCCCCTTTTGTTGGGTCAAAATGTCGGAAATGAGAACCTTCATATTTATCGCCAATCCCTTTATCACCATGCTTCTTTTCTAAGTCGATAAAATAACCTGTATTTTTGAAATACAAATTCCCATCTAAGAACATTTGAACGTATTGTGGTTCAAAAAATTTAATTAGAATCGCAAACACCCCTTTTCCGCTTTATTCCATTATATCATATTTTCATAGAATGAACGTTCGTTCCGTAACAATCATATCACTAGCAATGCTTATTTTCGTTTGTGGTGCATTTTATCTCATTTACGACAATTACTATATGTTTCAATTTAAAGTCCGATACAAATGAATTTGAACGGTCAAATTTTCGTTTAGTTCTGTCTGACAAATCAATTTCTCTCAATACAATACTAATACATCAGTATTGGAGGAATTGAAATGACAAACAAGAAAAAACATTCATTATATCAAACATGGAAGAATATGAAAGATAGATGTTATAGTAAAACAAATGGAAATTACAAATATTACGGTGCCAAAGGCGTTACCGTCGCTAAAAGATGGCATGATTTTGATAACTTCGTGTATGACATTGACAATCGAATGCTAAATGGACATTTATTATATAGTAGTGACTACCAACTGGACAAAGATTTAAACGGTGGTAATATATATTCTTTTGAAAATTGTGTTGTTATGACTAAAGATAAAAACTGGAAAATGGCATATCAAAAACAACAAAAACAAATTGTTGCAATGAATGAAAATGAAGAAATTACGTTTCGATCCATTTCCGAAGCGGGTCGAAATTTGAATATCCCACGAAATACAATTCAACATTATTTAAAAAATGGTAAGCATCATCCTACTGGTTATCAATTTAAATATTGTTGTTAAAATCCCTTGTAGGGTTTCAATCAAATATGTATAATTGTGTTAATAGAGTTATCGGAAACGTTGAATTATCAACAATTATACATATAATGATACCCTATATTCACTGTCAAACCTTGACAGGGTGGAGGTCGTGAGTTCGAGCCTCTCCGGGGTCATATTTGTAGAAACCGTGTCAAATCAACATTTGATGCGGTTTTTATTTGTTTACTTTCATACTCTACAGAGCCAGTGGTCACAGAATTGGTCACATTACCTACAAAATCTCTTCTATTTTATTCACTGCATCTTCTTGCAGCGTTGGCAGTACATGCGAATAAGTGTCTAATGTGATTTTGATATTACTATGCCCTAGTCGCTCAGAAATCACCTTTAGCCAATAACAAAGTTGCATGTGTATGACGTAAATCAAGAAAGCGAATCTTTGACACAGCCGCTTTCTTAATCAGGGCGTTTAAACTTCTTCTAACATTAGCAGGATTAATTGGCGTTCCATAAGGAGTACACATCACCAAGTCATTGTCATGGTATTCCTCACCTTGACTCAGCTTCTCTTTCAATACGACTGCTCTATGTTTCTTTAGCTTTGCTACTGTTGATGCAGGTAGTAGTATTTTTCTTAAACTTGATTCCGTCTTTCCTCCAAGCAAGAACGTCTTCCCATCATGACTTAATGTTTGGCTAATGGTTAAATGTCCTTTTTCTAAGTCAACATCTTTCCACCGTAACCCTAGCAATTCACCTTGTCGCATTCCAATTACAAGAGCCATATGAAAGACAATAGAATACCTACTATCTTGTGCAGCTTTCAAGAACAATTGTACTTCCTGTTCATTCCACACAGTTAACTCTTCCTTATCACCTTTGGGTAACTTGGTTTTAGCTGCAACATTTTTGGTGATTAACTCCAAATCTATTGCATGTTCAAGTGAGTTCCGAATGACTCTAATTATCTTCTCAATTGTTCCTCTTTTTAATCCTTCGTCTCGTAGTGAATTAACATAGTTTTGCATATGCAATGTTGTTAACTTAGCTAGTTTGATATTGCCTAGAGAAGGGATGATACGACTGTTTAAGTACCCTTTCAGTACCTTTGCTGTTTGGATACCAACACTGTGCTTCTTTGTAATAAACCGATCTTGTAGGTATTCACCATAAGAGAGTTAGCTAGGCTTTACATATGTTCCAGTGTGAACTTCTGACAGCAGCTTTGTTAAAGCACTTTCCGCTTCTTTCTTACTAGTTTTTTCTTTTGCTTTCTTTTACCTGTTAAAAGGTCAATACCAATGTCTACAATATAAAAATATTTCCCTGTTTTCTTGGCTTTTTTGACGCTTCCTGTCATCGTTAAGAGCCTCCTTGGAGTCCTTAACTGTGCTGTATTTGGTACATTTTATTATAGAGGATAATCTTAGTGTTATGGATTTGAATTTTGCCTCCTACCAGGATCAAGGATAAATAAGACTATTCGTATATGCTCTCTAACAAATCCAAATACAATAACAAGGATTTCCGCCATTATACTTTTAAATACCAAATATTAAATAACAGAGACAGAGAGCTTATAAGTTGCCCTCTGTCTGTATTTATAAAATCATTATTTAGTTATTATTATCTACAAACATGGTAAATACATTATTACCTTAGATATAATGCGATAAGTTGCAACCTAATATGTATGCTCTTTATGAACCTCAACCTACTCGGCTATACGATTTTCATTTAATCTATCAAGAATGTAATCAAAAATTAAAATACTTTTTAACGAGTTTTCTTCGGTACCATATTCCACATCTGCTCCATGAAGAATAGCATTTCTACTTAATTTAGACTGTAGTGGTTCTCCGTGTTCAAATCCAACTAAAATAGTATTTAAATAAAATGTTTGAATCTGTTTGTCAAATGAAAAAACCCCTTCATTAACTAATAATGTTTCTAAATATTGTTGAAGTGTATTCCCCCCCATTCTCCCATGATGTGCAAAACCTTGAGCTATAATCCCTTCGATCTGAGCTAAAAAGATGGGAACCGTAAGAAAGAAATCTCCCTCAATATGTGCTTTTATAGCCGAAGACAAAATCTCATGACGATTAGAAATCCAACCTATCGCTTGCCATCCTTGAAGAAACACTTCTAATTCAGCAGCATTATATCTTTCAATCATAAATTTATTTATTATTCCTTTAAGTTGTTCCCCCCCTGGTCATCATATAAATCAACCAAGTGAGAAATCTCTTTGGGAAATAGACCACCATGTGGTGGAAAACCAATCTCAATCATAATAGTTTTAAAACGTTCTGTTTTTTCCTCAGTAATCCTTGCTTTTTCTTGTATCTCTTCTAATTTACTTACTATTTTTACAGCTGAGAGATACCTTGAAACTAATGATTCAGCATCACTAAAAGATTCAATATTTCCAGGAAGATGCTCCACTCTCACTGCATTTCCTGTCGAGGTATCACTAATTGATTTAGATAACGCCTCAAGTCTTCGTGACACCTCCCTATTTCCTTCTAAAAACTTAGAATATCTTTTCATATTACTATGCCTCCTCTTCTTATTAAATCTATTTCTTATGAAATCAACTTTACCTTACTTAATTCTAGCCAATCCCTAAAAGCCTCAGAAGTAATTTTAACCTCCCTTAATTTTTCTCTCGCTCTTTTTTCTCTTTCCATGAAGAAATTAAAACTTCAGCTGCAGCACTAGCCATATTAACTGCAAATTGAGCATATCGAGCTGAAGGAGCAGTACCTATTTTACCTCTTCCATGTGCATGACTCAGCTTATTTCTTAATGCCCCCAAGCCCTTTACTACAGACACACACCCAGATAGTATCTCCTTAAAGATTTGTTCAGTGTGTTCGTTAGGAGCTAAGTTAAGTACACCTTGAACTCCTTTATACAGCTGTGGTAGTTCAGACTTATCGTTATATTCAACATTAGTCTCATACATGATATGCTTGCAGGTTGCTTCTAATAAGGTTCTTGCTATAGTAATAGCGCCCTCTGGGTCACTTGTACGTCTATTAAGGGCTTTTTGTCAGACTGTATGAACATAATCAATGTTTCCTGAGATAGTTGCAGAAAATTCCCCATCTATAGGAGAAGCTGAAGAAACTCTTTCTTCTAACATAGTTAAAACATCGTTGAACTCATCACGTAAATAGTCTCGTCTTCCTTGATATGTAACTGATACTTCCTTAATGCGATCCAAAAACTCACCTAAGGTGCGACAAGTCATTATAAAACGCGGCAAATGACTCTTTATCTGTGGGATATTGGTTAACTTCTGTCTATACTCGCCTTCATTCGCCTGTTGTCCTATTGCATGTGAAATCAATCAATGCTTTTAAGTCTCAACATTATCGTAAATCTCTTCAAACATAGTATCCCTCCTTATATGCTCTAATCAATTTTACATTAAAATCACTTAAATTTTCCAGCATACCTTCACAAGCCTTTTATATCACACTAATGGACGAAATTTAAAACCTTGCTACTGCTATCTCCTCATCTTATTGATTTTTAATTTCCACACTTTCCTTTTCAATTTATAAAAAACAAGTGTACGTTTCCTTGAATCTATAAATATAAAATGACTAGTATGTTACAATACTAGTCATTAATTAATTGGTGAAATTTATTATTTAAAACTAAATTCACTCTATTTTTTGAAATTCCTTACTCTCATCTAATAATTCCTCCAAAATCTCATTAATTTGCTTAGAACTAAAATCGGTCCTGGATGATATTTTTATAAACAAAAAAGCAGATGGTATTGATTTTTTCTGTATCAACTGCTTTTCTATTATACCAACTCCACCCACTCGATCGCTTCACAATGTGCGGGATGTATGTGGCGACACGTGAGATGTTAGTGAGTTATAACTTCACTTGTATCTAATTACCCAAGATACTCTAAATTAAACAAAAGTCATTGCCCCTCGGAGAGATATTAATACTCTCCGAGGGGCAATGACTGACCAATCTTCTTTTATTATGGATATACTATTTCTTCATTTAATCTAAGTAAGAAACTAAAGGAATTCCTAACATTAAAAGATCTGTCTCCTCAAGTATTACATTCATTAGTCGAGAAGATTACCTATTCAAATGAAGGCAATATTCATATTCATTACAACTTCGTTTAATATTTACAAGAAATAGAAAAAGGCAGTACCTCCATATGAAAGAGGACTGACTGCCTTTTTTAAAATAAGTAGCGAGATACACCACATATGACTGGTGTGCTGAAGGTAGATAAATAAAAGTAGATATAGTAGTATTCATCTTTAATTTTGGCTCTGTTTAACTTGATTGTTGTGATAAAACCCTTACCAGTATATGCTGTCCCTTTTCGAGGAGCTTTTTAACATCGATGTGGCCTATTGGACCAACTACTTTCATAGTCCATGTATCTCCAAGAGCACTGTTATATATAATAGTCCTAGCCATTTAGTACGTGGGGACTATTTTTACACTTAACTTTACGCTTCTCCATTATTATATTCTAGAGAATATAATAATGGAGAAGATCCTCGATGGAGATTTCATTAATTGTTTGCATTAATGGTGTTTAACCTCTAACTTTATTTGCTTTTCACTACTCTTCTCAATTCTCAATTCACCATTCAACCACACTACTTTTTCATCCAGCTCTTTCTGCCAATCATGCTTCATTTCTTGGGGATACTTAAATGGGTTGGCTTTCGGATGTTTAGCTTTGTAGCTTTCAAAATCTTTGCTATTAATAACCTTACCAATATTCGGAATTTCATTATCACCTGTAACATACTGTATTGCCGATAGCTTGAGTTGATCTTTCGATACAAACCAAACTTCAGAAAAATCATTAATGACTTTATCTCGAGCCTGTGTAAAAAATTTACGTTTCAGTTCTATTACATCTTCTTTTGAATTTAATTTTATATGATTAATCTCATTCACAATTTCACGATAAATTTCCGTTACAATTTCAGCTTTATTCTGTTGCTGTAAAGTTTCAAAAAGTTCTTTAAGTACGGATATATTCCCTGTTGCGTAATCATATAACAAATTATCAATTGTTGTATATATAAAATCATCTTTATTAGTAGCAGATTTTCTCCCCGAATCATCTTCGTTATTTTGATTTGAACCATTTACAACTTTTTGTTCTATATCCACATCCATCTGCTTGATATTTTGAATTTCTGTCTGTAGTTTAGTACTCACTTCTTCTAAAAGTTCCTCAATAATTGATTGATTTTTTAAATTTGATATTTCTAAAAACAAGTTTTTAAATTTTAATAAGATATTATTATCTATTAATTCTTCAATATTATTAAAGCTTTGAATACGTGGCTCTCTATACTCCAAATAATATTCTTTAATTGATTTTATATCTTTATCTACAATAAATTTAGTATCATTTGAAAATACATCTAAAATAACATCAACAATGAGATCATGACATGAAGTCATTTGATCCGGGGTTTTCAAATGAAAGAGTCTAAGTTTAGGGAAGCCTACTGACTCTTCATTACTTCTCATAATCGATGAGAGCTTAATAAACTCATCAGAATACCCTATTACAATTATTTCCTCAATTTTATTCCCTACTGTTATGTTAGGAACTAACCCTGAGGAATGATTAATTTGTAATATTTCTAAATTTTTTAAGTGAATCTCTTCTTGGTAAACATTTTCATTGGTTATTGAAATATTAAGCTCAATTAAATTTGTTGATTTTTCTAAGACATTTTTCTCAATTACAAGATTAGTATTTCTCAATACTGTTAATTTTTCTATATTATTCTGTGTATCTGATTTAATGTAGAAAATACTTTTTCTTTTATCAAATGGATTAGATGTAAAGGAGCAGTCAATTATTTCAAGTCTTCTCAACGACTCACATACAGATATATCTGCGCTCTTATTGCCCTCGCTCTCATTATCCCCATTCATTAATGTACAATTTTCCATTTTAATATAAAACAAGTTACTACCACTTTTCAAAAGCTTGATAAAAAAATCGCTATCTATTTCTGTATTAGAAAAAATAACCTTATTGACCCATTTCATCAACATTAGAAATTCCTCAGAATTACTAAGTTTATTAAAGTCAACCGAATCTATTGTTTCTTCAAAATAAACTCGAGAGATCCTAGAAGCATTTTTATTGAGTACCAAATTCTCTGCTATTTGAAGTACTTTCTCGATGTTACTCGGGCTTATTCTCAATTCATTTATATTACGAAAAGTAAAATGGGCTATTGTTAATGATAATTCAGATAATATTTCTTCTCTTGGAAATTTATTTGGCAAAAAAGAATCTATAGTCTGATATTCCTTATAACTAGATACGATTAATTTATCCTGTAATAATATTTCCAAGAAAGGAACTAATACAATTTTTTCAGCAATAGAAGAACCAAATTTCCTCAGAATTTCTTCCATTTTAAAAATGTAATCATCTTCATAATAAAATATAAATACCTTGTTTGCTTTTTGAATTAATTTTGATAAGAAGGGAAAATCACTTCCCTGAAGAGAATGTCCTATAATAAATAAATCATTATTTCTATCTTCACTGTTCAAATCAATAGTAGACATTATCTTTTTTCTTGTGGAATTTAATAATTCATTCTCCTTAATTCTAAACAGCTTATCATTTATTAAAGACTGAGAATAATGAATCTTATTTATATCCTCACTATCAGTAAAACCACCTCCGAATAAAATGTTTTCTTCTTCTAGACTTCCGTGAATATGAAAAACTCGTTCTTTCGCTTTCTTCACTTCTAAACGAGATTGTGATATTTTAATAGGGTCAGGGTCATAAAGTACACTTTCGCATAAGACCTCAATTGTGTTCGTATAATTAAAGTTAATAAAGAATGTGTTTTCATCTTTAATCATTTTTTTTAAAAAAGGATTCACTTCTTCTGTAATTCCTTTGAAATCAGAACTCCCAATTTGAATCGTCTTTTGTTCAATCCATTTTTGATATTCATCTGAAAGATATTCGTGAAAATCCTCTTCTAATCTTTTAATTGAATCATTTACGGACGCTATGTCAAAAATATCTTGCGGTTCTTCATTTTTCTTAGATCGATTATTTATTTTCCTTACAGTTTCTTCATATAAACTTTCAAAATCGGACCAATTCAAATGGAAATTTTCATATTTCCTTAGAAAAAGTCTATTATAGTTGTATAATTCATAATCTTCAGCAAACTTCTTTCTACTCTTAATATATTCAATAAAATTCTGATATGAACTCTTGAGACCAAGACTCATATCAAATCCGTTTCCGACAATAACTATATTCTTTGAACTATTATTAATATCTAACTTTTCTTGATCCTCTTTGTTCATAAAGCATTCTCCCAATAATCATTTAATGGTCCGTCAATTTCATCTAAGATATTACACCTAACGCAATTCATCATCCAAAGGCACAATGACTTCATCTAATGTATTTCTCCACTGACGCTTCATTTCTGGTCCGTATTTCAATGGTTTTGCATCTGGATGTACGGCTTTATACTTATCAAATTGCTTGCTGTTGATAATCCCCCTAATATTTGGAATAGGGTCTGTTCCTATCACATACTGAATCGCAGATAAATGCAGCTCATTTTCTTCCACAAACCAAGCATTCGCAAATTCTTTAATTGCTTTATTATAGGATTCAGTGAAGAAGCGTCTTTTCACTACAAGAATATCTTCCCCTGAATCTATTTCTTTGGTATCAATAGCATTTAAAATTTCACGGTACACGTCTTTAACAATTTCTGATTTCTTCAGTTTTTGAAGCGCTTTTTCGATCTCGTCACGGATATTCTGATTATTGGCTGAGTACGTTCCTAATAGTCGATCAATATAGGTTGAGTCAATATCATAAATCTTAATCGAATTTTCTCCATAGAATTCAATGCTTGAGAAATCTGGTCCCGGTCCATCTTGGCCCCCTTCATCTACTAGTGACCCCTTAACCGTGTTATATACGCCAATATATTCTTCTAAGGTATTCACCTGTTCTTGAAGTGCTGTTGATTCCTCCATATCATCGTTGTAATCATCATATGTAACTAAAGCTTCGTATGCATTGTTTAGCTCTTGGAAACCTTTTACAAATTCAATCCGGGTTTCAAGAGGAGAATGCTCGTTAATATCGGTTGGATTTGGAACTAACGTTGTTAACACTTTGTGAGCCTTTTTTAAACGTTTCTTCGATTCATCATAAGTTGGATAAACAAGATTAGATTCCTCTTGTGCTTCAGAATATAACTTCGTGGCATCCTTAACATTTTGTTCCATTGTTGAAGGCTTCCGGAATGTCACAATCAATCCTTTTGTCTTTCCTGGATAGGTACGATTGGTTCGAGAAAAGGCTTGGATCAAGTTGGCATAACTTAAATTTCGATCCACAAATAACGTTTGAATCGATGGTGCGTCGAATCCAGTCAATAAACGGTCTACAACAATGACTAAGTCAATTTGTTTTCCAAATTCTTTGAACTCTGCTTTCTTACGAGCTAAGCGATTGTTGATATCGCCATTATATCGTTCAATATCTTCTATCGACCAAGCAGTGTGATAATAATTGTTATAGTCCTTAATAATGTCTTTCATTTCATCTTGAATTTGTTTGGAATTATCCTCGTTTTCTTGTATCGAATAGGTGATAGCAATCCGCGGAAAATCTGGATCTTCAATCGTACGCCCCGTTCGAATCGGATGTCCAGCAAATTCTTTCGTCAACCATTCTGGATCTTTGGTCATTTCGTTGATTGCCTGATAGTAACGTTTCGCCATATCGATGGAACTCGTTGTTAAAATAGCAGACTTTTGCGGGCGACCATTTTGGAAATCAAATTTGGTATAGGCATTATCCGGTCGGAAAATCTTATGAATGGCTTTTTGAATATGTTCATCATTTTCGAAAGAAGATGGTTCAAGATATGCTTCTTTCTCCATACCATCCATTTGATCAATAATGTCGTTAATTTCATCATCACTAAAATGAGCGTATTTTTCATTTTGACGCAGTTGAGCAAAAATATAATTATTTAATGATGTTGGTTCAATCGTATCTTCGTGCTCTACTTGAAATCCTAAAACAGCCCCATCATCTAATGCATTCCTAATGGTATAAGTATGCAAAACTTCTCCATATTGATCACGAGTAGTGCGAGCTAATCGACCTTTAGCTTGCTTCTTATTTACATCAAATATCGGCGTACCCGTAAAGCCAAACCATGTAGAATTAGGAAAAAATTTTTTAATCTCTTCCATCCCTTCTGCGCTTAACGCTCGATGGCATTCGTCCACAACAAAGACAATATGTTGCCCCAGTAGTTTCTTAAAACGCTGGGTGCCTTTTTGTTTCTCTTGTTTTTGGGCATAGCGTAAGGCAGCTTCTAATTTTTGACGTGTGGTAATAATCACTATATTGGAATTTGCATCAGATAGTAGAGTATTACTTAGCTCTTTCGCACTTCTAGTTCCAACAATTAAACTATTAGACTTGGCATTACCAGAAGAAATACCGGTATTAAATTCGGAAGCAAATTTAGTGAATTCAGTCGTAGTTTGATTATCCAAGTCTTTTCGGTCAATGAGCATAATTGTACGATCTACACCTGGTTTGCGAGCTAATAACTTCGTAGAAACAAAACTTGTCAACGTTTTTCCTGAACCAGTCGCATGCCAAACATATCCGGATTCATGCTTCATGGCAGATGTAAACAAGGCTTCAATTGCATGAATTTGATACGGGTGTAACACCAGTAAGGCTTTATTGTCTTGGTCCTCACTAACAATTGTATAATTGGCAATCAATCGATGTGCATCTGGAATATTTAAGACTTGTTTCACAAATTCATAGAGATTTTCTACTTTTCGATTGTCTGTTGTTCGCCAGCTAAAGACAAATTTCTTATGCATGTCTTTTGGCATCGCATTGGCAAAATAGCGAGTAATTTGTTCATTGGAAATAACAAATAACTGAAGAGTAGAAAAGATATTATTTCTAAACATCCCTTCTTCTGCGTATTTCTTGATTTGATTATAGGCTTGGAATACGCCGTCTTTGGCACTCACCTGTTTCAATTCAATTTGAACAATTGGCAATCCATTGATTAAGAGTGTCACGTCAAATCGGCGATCACGCCCATCAACGTTTGCCTTTTGTTTTGCAATCTGATGAATGACTTCGTAAGTAGATCTTCCGCCACCAATATCTTGATTGGAATATAACATCAACGACATTGAACCCAGGGAGACATCTTCACGTTCAATCGTAAGACGAGAAATTCCATTCTCCCCTTTAAGCCATCTAGCTGCATCAAAGGGTGTCTGTGTTTTCAATAGTAATTCTGTTTTAATACTGTCAAATTCTTTATCAGAAATTGGATGTTCTCCAATTTCTGATAAGTTATTTTGGGTAACCTTTTGACGTAAATTATTCCATAAGTCTTCTTCTGATTTTAAATCTGGACGATAATTCCACTGATTATGTCCTTCCCCTAACACTTCAATCAAGCGCCGTTCCACTTCAACTTCATCGTTATGTGGTATCTTTGTCATGTTTCTTCCTCTCTTCTATTCGCTTAGGCAAACATTTTTTGCAGGAATGCTTTTTTCGTTTCTTTTAAGGCATCTAATTCACGCTGATGAAGAACGATAGTGTCATCCAGTTGCTTGAAAAACTTTCCGATCTTGATTTGTTCTTGAACCTCCGGTATAACCACATTAATATTCTTAAATTTTTTCAATGAAAGAACTCTTTGCCCTGTTCCTTCAGCTTCCAAGGCAACTTGTCTTTTAATAGTTGAATTTAGCATATTCAAAAAGAAATCACTATTACCATTAGATATTCTAAATACAGGATAGAAGTAACTAATGATCCCTTTATCAATAAGGTCGTTTCGATTAAATTTAAATATACCATTATCACTTCTTGACCTAAATGTAAAGTATCCTCTTGGTAGCACAAAATATCCTATATTCTTCTGAGTTGTTACTTGTCTGTCTGCAAAATACTCTTCTTGGTATACTATTCCACGCTTTTGAGATGAAGTTAGTACGGGATATTGATTTTGAACTATGGTTTTCTCAACATAATCTTGTACAAACTCTCCCAACTTCCGCTGTTCCCAATCTCCAGTAAATCCTGGGAACCGAACCTCAGGCACGATCTCCCCTTCTTTTGGAAACATTTTTTGCAAGAATCCCTGTTTTGTTTGTTTGAAGGTGGTTAATTCTTGCTGAAGAAGAGCCATAATGTCGTCTAGTTGTTTGAAAAACTTTCCGATTTTGATTTGTTCATTTTTTGAAGGAACCATCACATCCCACTTTTTCACTTCAGACATTGGGACTAAATTGGTGATTGCAGAACCAGGGTTCGCACCAGTAAATTTTCTTTGCATATTTTCTGACCGAACCCATTGAACGAAGTACTCAGAATCAGTAATTTTCTCATCAATTTTAAAACGAATCAAAGCTTGGTTAAAAACACCTTGTTTAATGCCTTTCGGAACTCTTGAAATCCTTCCAATGGTCCCTGCTCCACTCAAGATAAAGTCGCCTTCGCTTAATTGAAAGTTCTTTAGTTCTTCAAATTTTTCTTTGGTAATGTTATACCGTGTTTCGTAATTATCGTAAATTGCATTTTGCTGTTCATAAACAGCATAGTCACTGTCTTTTACAAAAAATTCTTTTTTCAAAGCACTTCCAAATGGTCCACGTCTAATTCCATCTTGTTTATTAAGAACATTTTCAAACCTACGCTGTTCCCACTCTACAGTAAACCCCGCAAATCGAATTTCTGGTGTATGTTTACTTTTCACAATTAAACACCTCTAATGCACCCTTAATCCATTCTGCGTTTTCTTCATCAAATTGTAGCGAAGAAATCATGTCATATAGGGTAGATTCTAGTTCTGCTTTTTCTTTTCGAATGTCTTTGATCGCTGAGCCAATTGTAGCCATATCAACAGGTGCTTCTTCTTCAAAGGTATCTACGTATCGAGGGATGTTCAAATTGAAATCATTCTCTTCGATTTCATCAAAGGTAGCAACGTGGGCATATTTCTCAATATCTTCTCGCTTCTTATACGTTTCGACAATTTTATCGATATTTTCTTTGGAAAGTTTATTCTGATTTTTTCCTTTCGTAAACTCATTACTTGCATCAATAAATAACACATCTCGAGCGGTACGATTTTTCTTCAAGATAATGACTGTTGTTGGAATTGATGTCCCAAAAAATAAGTTTGCTGGCATACCAATAACAGCATCAACACTGCCATCTTCTAGTAATTTCTTACGAATCACACCTTCTGCAGCTCCACGGAACAGTACCCCATGTGGTAAGACGATTGCCATTGTTCCCGAATCTTTCAAATGATAGAACCCATGTAAAAGAAAAGCGAAGTCTGCTTTTGATTTTGGTGCTAACTTCCCGTATCGGTTGAAACGAGAATCATCTAAGAACGTATCATCTGAAGACCAATTAGCTGAGTAGGGTGGATTCATTAGAACAGAATCAAATGTATAAGGCTCATCTGTTGGCCAATCTTTATTCAATGTATCCCCATTGCGTAAACTCATATCTTCTTTATCAACACCATGCAAGATCAAGTTCATCTTCGCTAGATTATAGGTCGTTGTATTTAGTTCTTGCCCATGATACTTTACACTATCTGGATGGTTAATATAGTTTCGAATATTCAACATCAAGGAACCTGATCCCATGGTTGGATCAAATACGCTAAACAACTTTTTGTCTTCTTGACCCATTGCGGCAATACGAGCCATCATGTCAGATACTTCATGAGGTGTATAGAATTCTCCAGCTTTCTTACCAGCTTCTGAGGCAAATTGACCAATCAAGAACTCATAGGCATTCCCAATGACATCGCCATTATGTCCCAGCACATCGATATCATTTAGTTTCTTCAGGACTTCTGTAATGGTAATGTTTCGTTGTTGATCATCTGATCCCAGTTTTTTTGATTTCAAATCCACATCATCAAACAATCCATTAAATTGATCATATTTCGTAGACAAATCGATAAAGGCTTTATTCAAGTCATTCAACTGAAACGTGTTTTGTTTAGCTTGATTGGTTAATACATTGAATAAATACTCTGGTTCAATATCATAGCCCAATGTATCCACTAGCGTTTCAATCAAGTCATTTTTTATATCTTCATCTGCTAATGATTCCCTATACAATTGAGTTTGTATTTCTTGTGTATTGTATTCTTCTAGCGATTCATCTGCTATTTCAACTACTTTTTCTAATAACTTATCAGATAAGTACTTGTAAAAGATCAATCCTAATAAGTAGTTTTTGTATTCTGATGCATCCATTTTGCTTCGCAAGTTGTCTGCGGCACTAAATAATTTTGAGTTTAATTCAGCCATGTTGCGTTCCTCACTTTTTTATTATTGGTCTAATTGCTTCAATACTTTTAAATTAAGTTGCTCTTCAAGATCTGCTTGTTTTTGTCAAAAATTTGTCTCTTTTGATTAAGAAATCCGAGTCAGCTGTCGGATTCAACTATTTCAACATAACCTTGAACAACCAGTCCCATGCTTCCTGTACCTCCCAGCATAGTCGTGTATTATTTGAGTTAAACCATGCTTCATTAGAATATTATCATCCTGTATGAATAAAAGGCTTACTTTATCTTGAACATGTTAGTACTCCCTTCAATTCAAATGCATTTTATCTACTTTAAGAATAACGAAATCTGCCATAATAAGAAAGTCATAATAGAAATATTTCTATATCAAGAAAAAGATACAACATATTTTTTCAAATTTAAAAAACCAAATGTTTGTAACCTTCATCTATATGCTTAATATTCAGAATAAAAATTCACTACAGATTGTAAAAAAATGCCCATAGAAAGTAACTACTAAACTTGATTAGAGAATAGAAAATAATGGTAATATGTAAATAAGCAATATAATAATTTAAGCTTTTTTTAGTACAGGAGGAAAATCCTTCTTGGTTAAAAGAGGAAATTCCCCTCGAATATTTTCATACTACTTGTATTTGAACTTTTATCAAATTAATTAGCAGTACATAGAATTTAAAAATACTAACTCCCACAATAATACCTAGTAATTCACATTTAACAACTTGCAAATAAAAAAGCCCTGGGGCCGTCATATCTACCGCCGGGCTGTATATGTAAAGCTAAATTTAAATAACTTTACTAATGAAGGAATTACTACACCAGCTCAACTAGCTAATAAAGAAAATGCTAACGATATTTGGCATGGTTTATCAATTAGACTCATCTTAACAAATGCTAATTATACAGGTGATTTAGTTCAATGAAAAACTACCACTAGAAGTGTAACAAGAAAGGTAAGAGTTGAAAAACAATCTAAAGATTATATTATTTTTTAAAATACCCATAAAGCTATAATTCCTAGAAAATGTTTCGAAATGTTCCAACTATTTATCACTAGTCGCAAAAGGAAGCGTCCTCAAGAAGAAAAATACTTGTTTACAAATACTATGTTTTGTGACGATTGTGGTAAAAGGATGCATTAGAAAAAAACCGTAAAGGATATATTTGCGGAAATTACAATAAGCACGGAAGTAAAGCTTGTAGTGAACATATCGTAAGAGAAGCCGAATTAATCTCGGCTATCTTAAAGGATATTAGTGGACTAGTTTCACTTAAAAATAGAGAATCCTATATGAATACTGTAGAATCAAAAGTACAAAAACAGGCAGTTAAAAAGGAGTTTGAATGTTCCGTCAAAACATCCGAACAATTAAAGTTTTAAAAAACACTCAAGTTGTATGTCGGAACTTTAATAACAAAAGAAGATTATGACGCATTCATTAATGATATTCATCGACAAATAAATTATTTGCAATCGATATAGAAGAGCTAGAGAAATGTTCTCAAACCCATGACGATAGTACCTTACTTCAATATCTTATACATAAATTTAATACTATCTCAAACATAAATGAATTAACTCCAGACATCTTACATCGTTTTATACGGAAAATTGAAATCATAGCAGATGGAAAATCGAAGGTTTATTACAGAACCTCTGCCCCCAACTGCTTTTTATTTAATTCGTTCTATTAACGCATAGGACTCCACATGACTGGTGTGCTGGGTGTAGATAAAATATAATAACGTTGATGTAGTAGTGTTTACCTAAACCACTAAAGATCTTTGTTTCATTTACCTTATACCTTTGTTAATTTAATTCATATCTTTCTATTTTAAAATTTGGAGGATTATCTGAAATATACATACTTAAATGTGCAGGATTATAAACTTTTTCATTTTTATCCTTAAAAACAATGCTAAATACATTCTCTTTATTTATACCCGAATTTTTTATAATCTCGTTCAT